AAGAATCACATCGAGCTCTATTACTGCATACACTGCAGTGGCTGGTGATAACTTATTAATAGATACAGCTGCAGCCCAAGTTACTATTACACTACCAGCTAGTCCGAGTATGGGTGATGAAGTTAGTATTATGGATGTATCAGCAAGTGGAGGATTTGGTTCTAACAAAGTAATACTTGCTCCAGGAACTAAGAATATTAGAGGTGTTAATGCAAATGTAGATTTAACCTCTAACAATCAATCGATTAAATTAAGATACACTAACGCAACCAAAGGTTGGCAATACGTATACAACCAAACAACATAGGAGTAATCAGTGCTTACTAAAATTAAGTTTGCTCCTGGAATTGATAAACAAGATACCTCAGTCGGAGCAGAAGGGCGTTGGGTTGACTCAGATAATGTAAGATTTAGATACGGCCTACCAGAAAAAGTAGGTGGTTGGCAATCTCTTCTAACAGATACAATCGTAGGAGTAGCCAGAAAACAACACGCTTTTGTTGATACAGATGGCAATAGATATGTAGCCATTGGTACAGATAAATTTTTACTTTTATATTTTGAAGGTCAGTTATTCGATATAACACCTCTTGCAACTGCAATTACAGGTGCAACATTTACTTTTAACGGAACAACAACTGTAACCTTAACAACGTCAGCGGATCATGGAATTGCTGTTGGAGATATAATTAGATTAAGTGCAGCAACTCTACCAGGTGGTACAACAGGTGTAACAACAGCGACTTTTGATAACATAAACTTTCAAGTATTGTCAGTGCCTACCTCTACAAGTTTAACCATACAAGCAGCCACTGCAGGTTCAGCATCTAGTGGTGGATCTGTAACAATTACTCCATATGAAGTGGTAGGTCCCGCAGCACAATCTTATGGTTATGGGTTTGGTATTGGAAACTACGGCGGTACAATTACTGGTGTTGCACAAACAAATTTAGACGGAGCGTTGAACGCGGATACTGCTGGTACAGGTGGATCAGGAACTTCAATCACAGTTGACTCAACCACTGGTTTTGATGCTGCTGGCACAATTTTAGTAGAAAATGAATTAATCACATACACATCAAAAAATGCTACAAACTTTTTAGGTATTACTAGAGGTACAAATGGAACAGCAACCGCTGGTACATCAAATGGACAAGCTCACTCTGATGGAACTTTAGTTCAAAATGCAACATTGTTTACGGGATTCGGTAGTGCGGTGCAGGCATCTACTGTAACTCTTGAGCCAGGACTTTGGTCGTTAAGTAATTTTGGTGAAGTGTTGGTTGCAACAATTGCAAATGGTAAAACATTTACATGGAATGCAGGAGCTGCTAATCCAACAGGCAATAGAGCAGCAACAAATACATCAGGATTTGAAACAACAAATAATCCAACTGCAACTAGAGTTACTTTAATATCACCAACGACACGTCACTTAATTCATTTTGGAACAGAAACAACAATTGGCACACCTACTACACAAGATGATATGTTTATAAGATTTTCTGTTGATGAAGATATAAATAATTATACACCTGAAGCTACTAACACAGCGGGCACACAAAGATTACAGGACGGCACAAAAATCATGGGTGCTTTAGTTGCAAAAGAAAATATTCTAGTATGGACTGATAATGCATTGTATGCCATGAAATTTGTAGGTGCACCATTTACATTTGGATTTGAACAAGTAGGTACAAACTGTGGACTCATTGGTAAAAATTCAGCAATTGAAATCGATGGTGTTGCATATTGGATGGGTAATAATGGATTTTTTTCTTTTGATGGTACAGTTAATACACTACCTTGTTCCGTTGAAGACTATGTTTATGATGATATTGATACTACAAAAGGACAACAAGTTTGTGCAGGTATAAATAATTTGTTTACAGAAGTTATTTGGTGGTACCCAACATCTAACTCTACATTTAATGATAGATATGTAGTTTATAATTATGGCCAAGACAATGCTAATCTACCCATGGGTAATTGGTATACAGGCACAAATACAAATTCAATTAGAACAACTTGGATTGATTCATTAGTATATCCAAAACCATACGCAACAGCTTTTAATAATTCTAACACAGGAACGTTTCCTGTTATTCAAGGTGAAACTGGTTTAGGTCAAACAGTTTTATTTGAGCACGAAGTAGGAACTGATCAAATCAATCCTGATGGTAGCACAACAGCCTTAACTTCTTTTGTTGAGTCGTTTAGTTTTTCTTTACAAAAAGATCAAAGTGAAGTGTTTTTAGCTATGCGTAGATTTTTACCTAACTTTAAAGTATTAACTGGTAACAATCAAGTAACCATATCTGTAAAAGATTTTCCTGCGGATCCAAGTGCTGCAACCACATTAAGTCCTTTTACAATTACATCTAGCACAACTAAAGTAGACACACGTGCAAGAGGACGTTATGCAAATATTAAAATAGAAAACACAGGGTCTGGTGAATCGTGGAGATTTGGTACGTTTCAAGTAGACCTGCAACCAGATGGAAGGAGAGGATAATGGCAAAAATAGTAGTAAGATTACCAGAACCTAAAAGAGAATACAGCGAAGATAACCAAAGACAAATTAATAGAGCTCTTTCTATATTAATAGAACAATTAAACTCTACATATTTAACACAACAAAAAGAAGATCAAGAACGATTTACTTGGTTAGGATTAGGTTAATGGCAAATATATATAAGAACGAAAAAACAAGTTTAACAACTACAGCGCTCACTACTTTATATACAGTGCCATCTAATTCTAGAGCTATTGTAAAATCTTTATTGGTAGCAGAAGACGCTGGTAGCACAGCAGTTGTTAAAGTAACTTTAGTAGATGCAGCTGCAGCTGTTTTTGTGATAGATAATGATGTTAATTTAACTGCTAATCAAAAAGAACAAGTATTGAGTGAACCTTTAATTATGAAAGAAAGTGAGATATTGAAAGTACAAACAAGTAGTGGTGCGGTAGATGTTGTTGCATCCATACTAGAAATTAACAGGGAGGATAGATAATGCCATTTGTAGAACAAGAAGAACACTATGAAGATCACGTAATAGACGGTAAAGCAGTTAAGGTTTATAAACCACGTGTAGAAGTGACTATAAAACACTTAAAAACAGGTAGAGAATATCTATCAGATGCAGAGGCTAAAGAAGACGTAGATAGCCCTGTTACTGATACTACACAAGATGATATATCTAGAAGTGTAAATATCGTAGTGGGACCAGGTGCTTTGGGTGGTAAAACTAATATATAGGATCGTTGACGAATGTGGAAAAACCTAGTAAATTGTTATACACTCGCCTTTTTACAAGCTTTGCGAACTTGCTATCATTGTACAATATAAAGAGAAACTATGGGATTATTTAAGAAAATTTTCAAACCAGTATCAAGGGTATTAGATAAAATCATACCTAATGAAATCAAACCAGCATTACCTTTTGCTGCAGCATTTGCACCTTACTTATTACCAACAGGTATAATGGGAGCAGGTATGGCTCAAAGAGCTTTGATGGGTGGTGGTTTAAATATTTTAGGACAACTCTCTCAAGAAGGTAACGAAGGTGATATTAATTTATTATCAGCGGGACTCGGAGCGTTGACCGGTGCAATGACTGCGCCAGGTGGAACCGCTGCAGATTTTTCAGCAGCTGGTCCAATGGAAGGTCCTGCTTTAACTAAAACTCCAGGCTTCAGAGATTATATGGCAAGTGGTATAGAAAAATTTGGAGCAGAAAGTGCCGGTGGACAAATCTTTACCGGTTTAGATAAAGCTTCTAAATTTATGCAGGCGCCAGGTTTAACAAAATTCACAGCACCAGTTGCACAAGGTGTTGGTGACTTAATGTTTGCACAAGCTAAAAGAGATCAAGATGAGTATGATCGAATGATGGAAGAAGAATCAGAAGCAGATGCAGCATCAGATGCACAAAGAGCATTTGCAATTAGAAGAGCTATGGAAGCACAAGGTGCGACAGAAGAAGAAATTGAAGATGCAATATATGCAGCAGGATACAAAACAGGTGGTAGAGTAGGATTTAAATTTGGTGGTATAGATGAAGCAATTGATAAAGTAGAAGATGAATCTATTAAAGAATCAGTTAAAATGATGGCGGATATGCCCGATATGGACCTTATGGATCTTATAGAAGAATTTGAAATTATATTTAAAAGAAAACCAATGAGTATAGATGAGTTAAAACAATTCTACAGAGAAACTTATGAAATGGAAAGTCCAGTTAAATTACAAGAAAAAATTAAAGAAAAAGTCACAGTAGAAGCTAAAGATGGTGGACTAATGGATCTTGGTGGTAAAGAAATGGATTTAAGAAAAGGTGGATTTGTACCAATTGGTAAAAAAGAAAGAGCAGACGATGTGCCTGCAAGACTTTCTAAAAACGAATTTGTAATGACTGCTGATGCAGTTAGAGCAGCGGGTGGTGGCAGTGTTAATGAAGGTGCTAAAAGAATGTATAAAGTAATGAACGATTTGGAGGCAAGAGCATAATGTCAGAAACAGTAACGATAACAAAACCAGCACCGATACTAGAAGGTTCGCTTACAGCCTTTTTAAGTCAAATAGATAAATTAAGTGGTGGTGCACTTGACCCTAGATTAGACCCAAGTAAATTTACAACGGTCACAGATCCGGACACAGGAAAGCAAACACAAATATTTAGAGGTATTGATACATCTAAATATGATCCTAAAGTAGCAGATCAAGTCAAATTACAAACAGATGCTGCAGCAGCTGCAGCACAATTAGGAACTTTAGTTGGACCGGATGCATACAAAGATTTTATGTCTCCGTATCAACAAGAAGTTATTGATACTACACTTGCAGAGTTTGACAGACAACAAGCAATACAGCAAACAGGTTTAAGAGATGCGGCTATACAATCTGGAGCTTTTGGTGGTGCAAGAGAAGGTGTTATGGCAGCAGAGGCAGCAAGAGGAGCTGCAACTAACAGAGCAAATTTACAAGCACAATTATTAGCACAAGGATTTCAACAAGCACAACAAGCAGCGGCTGCAGATCTTGCAGCGAGACAAGGACTTGGTGGTTATCAATCTCAATTAGGTCAACAGCAACAAGCTGTAGAACAAGCAAGACTAGATGCAGCACAAATTGCAGCAAGAGAAGCAGAGTTCCAACCATTCACACAATTAGGTTTAGTTGGTCAACAACTTGCACAGATTCAACCAGGCGCGTTCCCTACACAAACTGTAGGTTATGCACCACCAGCAGCACCAGCTAGTCCTATGTCACAATTCTTAGGTGGCGCGGCAGGTATTGGTGGTATCGCTGGTAAATTAGGATTATTTGGATAATGAGTAAAATTTTAAGACGACCTATGTTTAGAGGTGGCCCAGTCGATAGTCGCGGAACGGGGATTACATCTGGATTAATGGATAAACCTAAAAGAGGTTTAGTGGATGAACCAGGAGGATACGCTGGTGAAGTTCGTACTGGTGGTGATCTTTTAAAAAATGTAAATACTAGATTTGATCCTTTTTATCAAAATATGAATATGGATCAGTTAAGAGCATTTCAATCATTAGGTATGGGTAATCCATTTAGATCTACAAAAGATATGCCTGGTAGATTTAAAAATGCTTTTACTTTTCAAGAACCTGCTAGAGGGGATAGTCTTGTAGATAAAATAATATCCTCTGCTCCTATAGTTCAAGAACAGGAAAAATTCGAAGAAGATGTAGATAAAAACAGACAAATATTAGATAACAAACAATTCTTTTCAGGAGATGTAGATGAAGTTATTAAACAAAGCACTCCGGTTAATATGGAAAAAGGTGTGCCGGGTGGTGGAGATAAAAACATGTTTGCAAATGTACAAGGTAATGATGAACAAGTTACAGACATTGATGCTAAACAATTAATGAAAGAAAACGCAGAATTGTTTAAAGAATTATTAGGTGAGGGGAATAAGAAAAAATTAAAAGATGCAAGGATACAAGATGTATCAGATTACTTGTTAAAATTCTTTGAAGGTTCACAAAGAGAAGGTGCAACTGTTGGATCATCAGGAGCTGAAGTAGCAGCGTTTGCAACTGCAAGACCAAGTAAAACTGAACAAGCTAAAGAAGCTATTGAAAAACAAGATCAAACAGCAATGGCTTTAGCAATTAATGACTATATTGCAGGTAAGAGATCTAAAGAACAACTAGATATGTTAAGCAAAAAACTAGATATTAATTTAAAAAATAAATTAGATGCAATTGATTATACAGCAGCAGTAGCATCACAAACTGAAAAAGGAAAAAGTTTAAATAAATTAATTAGTGCCTCTGATGAACAAACAACATTTAAAAAAATAGAAGAAGGCACTAAAGATTATGCAGACAACAGAGGTTTAAATATTCCACGAATTATCACATCAGAAGAAATTAAAGGTGATGATACGACTCCATTGGTAACGGATACTACAGAATTATTAGTAGAAGAAAACAAAAATCAAATATTCATAGATAAATCAACTAAAGAAGTTTTTCAAGTTGTAGAGGACCCTGATAATCCTGGGAAATTTTTAAAGAAAAGATTATACTAGAGGGAGGACCTGATGGTTTATATTCCTGACGAAAGAGTTAAAAAAGATTTAGAGACTCAACCTAATTGGGCTTTGTCTATGGCAGCAGCCATACCTTCAGGTATTATAAGAACATTTGAAGGAGCTGCAACATTTGGTGCAGCATTATTAGATCTAGGTGTAGACAAAGATAGGGTCGAAGCGGTTGAAGCATACTTTGATAAGATTAATCCGTTCGATGAAGTAGCTGCCTCAACAGGTATTGGTAAAATTACAGAACTTATAGTTAACATTGGTGTGCCTGGTGGTCTTGCATTTAAAGCAGCTAGTGGTTTAGGTAAAGCAACCATCGCTGCAAAACAAGCTGGTCGATACATAGGTAAAGGTGAAAAAGCTAGAAGATTTACACAAGGGTCATTAGGTGCAGGTTTGGCTGAAGGTATAGCAGTGGGTGACGTACAAGAAGCTGGAACTTTTGGTGATTTTTTAGGTGGACCCACAGAAATAGAAAGAGACGATGACAGCGCTGCTAACGAACTTATAAACAGATTAAAGTTTGGTATAGAGGGTGCCGCGTTTACTGGTGCGTTTGGTGCAGCTGGTAAATTAGTTGGTAAGATGAGAGAGGTGCGTGGATCGAATAAAGTGAAGCGTGGCTTTGATAAGAGTATAGATAAATTAGATAGTTGGTTTAGAGCTAATGGTTTATTAACTCAAGAAGGTTTTGATGTAAGAAATGTAATGCGAGGTAGAATAGCTAAAGACACTAACGTCGGTGATGTAGCTATGAGAGAAATTGATAAAATTACTGATAAGTTAGCTAGAAGTTATAGAAACGTAGCAGTAGATAAGGTGCCTTTTTTAGAGGCTAAAAGAACTATCGGTAAAGAATTAAATGACGTGTTGATGTCTGGCACAGCAAAGAATGGCAAACTAAAACCTATTTTTCAAACAACAGATGAAATTGCACTAGATGCAACAGGTAAAGAATTTAAAACAGGTAAACAATTATACGAAGTACAGATAGAGTCTATACCTTTAGCTAAAAAAGAAGCATTAAGAAAACTTTTAAAAAATACATACAAAGCAACCGACGAAGATATTACAAAACTTTTTGATCAGTTTGATGGTATTAGAGATACGTGGAGTGAGTTATTTACCATAATGGGTAGAAGACTTACACCTGAATCTTTAAAATCTTTTGAGAATATGATTCCTCAATACATTAACGATGTATTAGATAGAGGTTATGAATATGTAAAAGCAACAGGACGTAACCCAATACAATTAGCTGCTAACAATAGACCCTCACAAACGTTAATTAAAGAAGCAATAAAAGAATTTCAAGACATTGCTGCAGGTAAAGGTTTAACTCTTAATGATGATCTAGCAAAAGATATGGTGGATGAAGTATGGAAAGGTGCATATCTACCTGGAGGAATTACAATTGGTAAAACTACAGCACCAGGTCAAGTAAGATTTGCAGGTGCAGTTCCTGCTTTTATGAAAGACTCACTTGCTGCAACATTAGATAATAAATCTATATTAGATCCTAAATATAACAGACTTTATAATACAAATATTTCTGAATTAAGTGGTGTCTCTCAAGACGCAATAAAAAAATTATTAGGTAAAGCACGAAACCCTATGTCTACTATTGTAGATGGCACATCTAATTTATCTAGTGTGGTTAGAAGTCAACAATTTTTTGATGACTTAATTTTAAAAAACAACGAACTTAAAAAAAATTACGATGAGTGGATCGCTGGTGGTAGAGTAGGACCAGAGCCAAGAATACCTTTTTTATATAATAATACATCTGATGCAATGAGATACGCCGGTGGTACATCTGATGACTTTGCAGAAATTACATCAGCCAAAGGTGATGCTGCAAGAGAGATAGACAGATGGTTAGATCCTGCAGCTACAATAAAAAGCATAGATGCAGATGAAGTAGTTAGAACAAATGCTAAAGGCGAAATACTAGATTTATTAAATCCTTTACAAGGTAAGTTTGCATTAAAAGACTACGCACAATCATTTAAACAGACACAAGAATCGGCAAAAAGTTTACCAAGACAACTTTATAACAGTTTAATTTTATACCCTAAAGGTTTATCACAAATGTCTAAAACAATTCTTGCACCGTTTACACACGCAAGAAACTTTATCAGTGCTACAGCTTTTGCTGCAGCCAATGGTCATCTACCTTTTGGTAATATAAAAGATGTTAAGGCAGCGTTTAATGCACTACAGGCTAAAGGATTTAGAAGAGACAATCCTTTCTATCAAGAACTTTTAGAGCTTGGTGTTGTAAACTCTAACGTACAAATGAAACAGATAGCTGACCTTTTAGAGGATGTAGACTTTGGTAAAACATTAAACAAACTAGATAGTGACTATGGTTTAGGTAGATTTTTAAAAGGACTTAGAAAAATAAAAAGGGGTGCGGAAGATTATTATACAGCAGAGGATGACTTCTGGAAAATATTTACATACTTAGGTGAAAAATCTAAATTAGACAAAGCTTATAGAAATGCAGGTCTAAGACCAGGTCAAGAATTTATAGATATGAATGGTGCTAAACAAATATTTGATGATCAATATCTAAAAAGAGCAGCAGCAGATTTGGTTAAGAACAACGTACCTAACTACGCGTTTGTATCAGACTTTATTAAAGGTTTAAGACAATTACCTGTTGGAAACTTCGTAGCCTTTCCAGCAGAGATTATTAGAACAAGTTCTAATATTGTAGAAACTGCACTAAAAGAAATAAATTATTCTACAGTTGTTAATGGCAAAACTGTGAACCCATTAAGAACTAGAGGGCTTCAAAGATTAACTGGTATGGCTTTAACTACAGCAGCATTACCACTGGGCACAGTTGCAGTAGCACAGGCTGTATATGATATTGCAGATGAAGAGATTGATGCAATGAGAAGATATGTTGCTGATTGGTCTAAAAATTCTGTACTTGTGCCATTTAAAGATGAAAATGGTAAATTATCTTACATAGATTTCTCACACTTGAATGCATACGACACAGTTACAAGACCAATACAAACTGTGTTAAACGCAGTTAACCAAGGTCGAGCAGATGAAGATGGATTAATAGATGATTTTGTTTTAGGTATGATCGAGTCTACAAAAGAATTAGGCTCACCATTTATATCAGAGTCTATTTGGACAGAAGGATTAGCAGATATTATTGTTAGAAGAGGTAGAACTCAAGACAACAGACAATTATGGAATCAACAAGATGCAATAGGAGATAAGATATCTAAATCTATAAGTCACCTTGTAGATACACAAATGCCATTAAACTGGAAACAATTAACAAGATTAGGTTTAGCCATTAGACCTATAAATGACAAAGGTAGGTTTGACGAACGTGGTAATCAATACGAGTTTGGTAATGAGTTGGCTGGTATTGCAGGACTACGAAGAGTAGAAGTAAATCCAGAAAAATCTTTTAATTATAAAATTACTGACTACAAAAAAGGAGTTAGGGATTCTAGAAATTTATTTACAGCAGCTACATTGAAAGGTGGAATTGTTACTCCAGAACAAATAGTTGATGCATATATAAACGCTAACAGAGCATTGTATGGAGTTAATAGAGAATTGTATCAAGACATGGAAGCCGCAAAAATTTTAGGAATGAATGAAGATTCATTGGCTGAAAGAATGATTAGTAGAGGAGAAAGAAAAGCATTCAATTTTATAAATGAAGGAGAGTTTAGACCTCTTTCTATTTCAAAAGATGTTAAAAGTATTTTTGAAATAAAAGCTGCTGAACTAGGAGTAGCAAATCCTTTTGAACAGGCAGAAGATGTAATAGATAGAATTAGAGATGTTTTATTTGATATAAATTTAACCGGAGATTTTTTTCCGGATATAGAAAACCCATTAAGTTCACAATTACTACCAGATCTAGTGGGCCAAGCTAATCAAATAATCAACAATAATCCAGCAAATGTAGCCATGGCTGCAGCTCCTGTAAACACAGGATTTATTGGACAGGCTAATGTAAATATAGATCCGGTAACCAAGCTTACAGCTGCAGAAGAAATATATTTAGATCCAACTGAAAAAGTGGTAAGAAGAAATCAAAGAACAAACACAAGATTAACATAATGGCAATAGAACCTAAAAACACAAGAGAACACATTTTATCTTTGTACGGACACATTTCAGGTGTCAAAAAAAATTTAAAACACGTGCACGAAGACGTAGAAAAGTTGGGCGGTAAGATAGATCAGATCTATTGGGTTCTTTTGACTGTAGCGGGAACTGCAGTCGTTTTTGTGTTGGAAAGGATGTTTGGATGAAACTAACACCTAATTTTTCTGTAAGAGAGCTTACTAAATCTCAAACAGCGGAGCGTAAGGGTATTGACAATACACCCACGGAAGAACATTTAGAAAATTTAAAATTACTTTGTGAAAATATTTTACAACCTGTTAGAGATGAATGGGGAGTTGTAAGTGTGTCCTCGGGCTACAGGTCACCAGCGCTGTGTGTAGCCATTGGCAGCTCAGAAAAATCGCAGCATGCACGGGGCCAAGCGGCAGACTTCGAATGTCATACAGTAGATAACAAACAATTATTTGAATGGATTACTAACGAATTAGATTTTGATCAAGCAATTCTAGAATACTACACTGGCACGCCAGAGTCTGGGTGGGTGCATGTGTCTTACAATAAAAATGGCAATCGTAAACAAAAGTTAAGAGCATTTCGTAACGACGCTGGCAAAACTCAATACGAAGAAATTTAACGACAAATACATCCGTAGAAATCACCACTTCCATCATTCATCATATGTTGATTAATTGGATAGTCGGCATAAGTAGTAAATTCTATTCTTATAATGTCACACAAATTAAAACAATCGACTTCAACAAATAACTTTATATGTTCAAGCATAGCTTTGGTTACAGGAACTAAACTATACACACCATCGTTTAAGATAATTAAATCCATTAAAACAATACAGGCTCTAATAAAAAGTCAAAAGATAAAATTCTTTTTTTAAATTTAATTGGGTTGGGTGTAGTATAGTGCATTAAAAATTGAGGCACTATCATTATGTCCCCAGGTTTTACTTGTGGTGTATATAAAGTACTTCTATCTTCTTGGTTATTCCAAGGCTGTATGTACGTAGTTTTAGGTGAGTCTGGTTTCATATCTAAATAAAGTATACCACAATAACCAATTGAACTATGATTATGTGGCACGTGGTAATCACCTTTGTTATAAACGACAGACCAAACTCTTTGTAATAAAATTTTAGAATTAAACTTTGCTCTTACTAACCTAAACTCATCTTTAAATATTTCTCTAAACTCTGTATTAACACTACACTTATTTCTGTTGCTACTAAAATTAGCTTGAGGCATTTCTGGGTATTTCGCTAATGCTTTTTCTAGTTTTTTCTTTTTGTTTTTAAAATCAATACATTTAATTTTAAAAAATTCTATTTTAAATACAGGCTCTATTTCGTATTTTATATCCATTCTCTTAACTCCTCTCCCATTATTTCTGTTGCAATATTTATCTTTTTACGCAAAGCTTTTCTAATCTTTTCATCTACAGTTTTTGGTGTTATAAGATCTACATATGTTACAGCCTTCTTTTGTCCTATTCTATGGGCTCTGTCTTCTGACTGTAGTCTTTTTTCTAAGTCATATCCATTAGAATAATAAATTACATTGTTAGCTGCGGTAAGTGTAATACCATAACCACCGGTTTGTGGATTACCTACAAAAAATCTTACGGGTGAATTTGGGTCCTGGAATTTTTCTATATTCTTTTGTCTGTGTTCTGCTGGTATGGCTCCATAGTATTGTACAATAGAGTCTTCACCATACTTTTTACTAATAGCTTTTACAATTTGATTTATGTCATACACATAGTTAGCCCAGATAATTGCTTTACCTTCTGTCTCTTCTAATAACTCTAACAAAGAATCAATACGATTGTTTTTAATTTCAGTAATTGTTTCATCGTCGTTCTTTAGGTGCCCACACGTGATCTGATGCAAACGCATCAATTGTGTTAATACGTGAGGCGCGGTTGCCATCTTACCTTTTAAAGAAGCGAGGGCCGCGGACTTCATAGTCTCGTATGTTTTCTTTTGTTCGTCTGTTAGTTCTACTTGTCTTTCTATGTATGTTTTTTCTGGTAAGTCTAAGCAATTTTCTTTTAGAACTCGGTCAGAAAAAGGTTTTAATATTTTAGATAGCTCATCGAGTCTTTGATAACCAGCAATAAGTTGCACTCTACGGCCACCAAAGTTTGCTTGTCTCATTACTGCATATCTATTTCTAAATGTATAATAAGAACCAAACCCAAGTAAATTTTCATTTAAAAAACCACATTGTGTATATAAATCTAAAGGTGATTTAGTTACAGGTGAACCAGTTAAGATTCTTCTATACTTAGCAAGACCACCTAAAGCAAGAATAGCTTTTGTTCTTTTAGCTGTAGGAGTTTTAATAGTAGTAGACTCATCAATTGCCATTAATGTTTTATGGCAATTAAGAAATTTGGTAGCAAACTCAAGACCTTTCTTAGTCGAGAATGCTTCTACATTCATTATAAGGATGTGAAGGTCTAAATCTATTTTAAATAATTGTTGATACTCTTTATCCTTTGCTTTGGATGTAGTCGCAGTCCATAGTATCGTTTTATGATCTATGTGGCTAGCTAAATGATTTGGTATTTCTTGAGAATACCAGTTTCTATATACACCCTTTGGTGCTATAATAAGCGCCGCATTTATTTTACCTTTATCATAAAGCATGGCAATGTTATCAACCAACACTTTAGATTTACCTGTACCCATCTCCATAAAATATGCATACTCATCTTTGTCCCAAGATTTTTCTAATGCAGACAACTGATGCGCATATGGCTTTGTCTTAAATTTATATTTCATATTTTTTTTCTACTTTCTAGTTGACAAGTATATAAACCCTATTATATAAGATGTCAAGAACTAAGAAATGAAAAATAAAATATTTGAATTATATAAACCAGAATCTTTGGCAAGCTTTTTAGAGTTTCATAAAGCAAACCCAAAAGAAAGATTTGTTTATGTAGTTCAACAACCGGCGCCTAACATTAATATATTAAGTGCGTCTGATTATGGATACCTTGTAATATGTTTGCCTAATAGAGAGCAGGCAATTTATTCTACTGCACCATACACGCAGAAGATGAAAAAAAATTTACAAGACTTTCGTAAAGAAGATTATTTACTTGCAGTAGGTGATCCTGTAATAATAGGTATATCAACTGCAGTTGTAAGTGAAGTAACCAACGGACAATTTAATATGTTGAAATGGGACAAACGTGAATATAGATACTACCCATTAGAAGTGGATATGTATCAGAAAGGATAACAATGAGTAATGATAAGACAAAAGAATATCTATCAATTCCTGGTGTAAATGTAAGGGATATGATGTTACAAGATTCAACAGATCTTTTAGATAATGTTGAAGTTACAACTATTGCACAAGAGTGTGTAAAGTTAAAAGCAAAAGAAGATGAGATTGCAAAACTAGAAGAGCAACTCAAATCTAAAAAAGCAGAGGCTGATGATATCAGCTCTCGTGTGATTCCAGAATTACTTGCAGAGCAAGGACTATCAGAAATAAAACTAGCTGATGGTTCTAAAGTATCTGTTAAAAAAGAATATAGATG